TCACTCCCCATACGCCGCCTCCACCGCCGCCAACATCAGCGCCTGATCCGACGGCCACAGCTTCGAATACGTACGCAATGTCTCCGCCGGGTCCTCATGCCCCAGCCGGTCCGCCACCGCCCGCGGCGACGACCCCGCCGCGATCAACAACGACGCATGATGGTGCCTCAACGCGTGCCACCCCGACCGGTCCGGGAAGCCCAAACCCTCCGTCACTCGCGCCCACACCTCGCCCGCACCCTGCCGGGTCCACACACCCCCACGGCCACCCGCAAACACCAACCCCTCCGGCCCCCGCGGATAATCCTCGAGGTGACCCTCCAGCGCGGCACGGGTCGACGCAGCAAGAGGGACCGTCCGCACCGACGCCGAAGTCTTCAACGGACCCCACTCCACCCGACGACCCGCCGACCCCCGCGTCAACTGCCGGTCAACCACCAACCCCGCCGGCGTGACCCTGTCCACCGTCAACGACCTGAGCTCACCCGGCCGCAACCCCGACCCCGCCGCCACCAACACCGCCGCACGAAACCGCCCCCACGGGCGCCACCGCGAATCCTCCAACCGACCCACCAGTGTCTGCACATCACCCACAGACGGAATCCACTCCGACACCACCACACGCGGCAGATTGATCCGCGTGCACGGCGAGACCGCAATCAGGCGATCACGCACCGCGGCGTTGAACACCGCCCGCGTGTACGTGAACGTCAGCCTCGCCGTCGCCGGCGACGTCCGCTCCGTTTCCGCCACGACCAGGTCTTGCACCATCGCCCGAGTCACCAGTCGGATCGGAACATCACCGAACGCCGCGACCGGCCCCAGCCGCAACCGCCGCTCCGCCTGATCCCTCGTCCCCTCACTCTGCTGCACCTGCAGCGTCAGCCACCGCTCCACGTACGCACCGAACGTCACGGTCGTCGGCGTGACATAGGAGCCGGCGAGCTTGTCACCCTCCACCGACACCAGGTGCGCCATCGCCGCATCTTTCGACGTGAAAGATCGCGCGCGTTCCCGCCCGTCAGGCTCCGACCACCGAGCCGCCCACCGCTTCCCGCGCCCGTACCGCGGGCCCTTCACCCGCCGCCCGGACGGCCCCGGCACCGTCCACAGGTCTTTCACGTGCCCCACGGTCAGGACCCCCGCTGCCTGGCGCCCCGCTCGACGCGGCGTTGCACCGCGGCCATCGTCGTCGCGTCCAAACGCCACGCACCCGGGTCCTGCAGCAGCCGGTTGAGAGCTTGGTAATACTGCGTCTCGGTCAGCCCGGTCCGCTCCCGAATCTGGTTCGCCTTCCGGCCGTCGTGCTGTGGACGGTGCAGCCAGTGGCGCTCAAGCTCGATGATCGTGAAATCCACCAAGCCTGCTTCATCCGGTTGCATTGAAGCCTCCTGCTTCATCGTCCAGGGCCCGCGCGATCGCGTGCCGCTCGCTGGGATGCAAATGCTGCAGCCGCGTCCGGACTGTCGCCTGATCCACCCACAGTTCTTCCGCGAGCTCCGCCAGCGCCCCGCACGGACCCACCCACCGCAACGCCGAGATGAGCGACGCCAACGGGATGAGCTCGCGCGCCGTCAGCTGATCGACCTCGGCCTCATCCAAAGCCACGACCGGGCGCGGCACCGGAGGCCGGCGCGCATGGTTCAACTCGTGCGCGAGGGTCGCCCGCCTCTGCGCCTGCGACAACCCGGCCTGCAGATAGATCGTGTGCGACCTGTGATCCGTGTACCCCAGCAGCCCGGGCGGCAATGCTGCGATGCACAGCGTCCAATCGGTCATGTGCCGCAGAGCGCGCCAAGGGTGAGGGTGGTGCATAAGCCGCGACTGTAGGACCGACGACCGACAGGCCCCGTCAGGTCGCCGAAGCGGTCGGGGTTCCCTGCACTCGCGTGCCGCCCATCTTCGCCTCAAGGATCTTCGCCGCCGGCGCATTGCACATCGCCACCCACGTCGCACCCTGCACGAACGTGAACTCGGTGCGGTCACCGTCCAGCCACCGATCGAGATACCGGTTAGTCAGCGCCGAGTTCGCCGCCGGCACACCATCGGCGGTCGTCGACACGATCGTGAAGTCCTTGCCGCAGCTGCCCTCACCGACGGCCTGGTCAATGGTCGACGCCGCGACCGGCTCCCAGATCGAATCGGGGCACTGAATGCCCGCCTCGCGCACCGCGGCACGCAGGTCGTCGATCGTGGCGTACTGCCCGTCGGCGCGGATCGCCGAGGTGCTCGTCGGAGATTCCGTCGTTGAGTCGGCATCGCCGCCGTCACTCGACCCGCCGCACGCGGTCAGCATCAACGCAGCCACCGCGGTGGCAAGGGTTCGCTTCATAGAGGTCAGTCTTCCTGTGAGGACAGCGGTTGCTCAGGATCGCCGCGCCGAGCGGCCAACCCGTAGTCGTCAGCCGCGCTCCCCGCGGCCCGGGTAATGGGGGGTTCGTCATCGCTTCTTCGCTTTCGCTGCTCAGTGCCCCGGTCGAAGCGCCGCGCAATCTCGGCCAGCAGCTGCGCGTCGGACGCACCCTGCAGGCTCGGACCCGCGCCACCGGTATACGGGGCAAGGACTTCCTCAAGGACCGGCATCCGGTTGCGTGGGATCGAGTCGCCGCGCTCGTAGTTGCCGATGCTCCGCATGGAGACGCCGACCTTCTCGGCGAGCTCTTGCTGTGACCAGCCGGCCCTTTGGCGGGCTAGACGGATGGTGTCTCCGGTGAGCATGTGACGACCCTCGCTAGGAAAGTTGAGGAAAGCAAACAGCAGGTTTCACCCATCGTAGGGGCGAGAACAGGAAAACCAAGCGTGTAACTACAGGGCATAACCGCAGGTCAAAGCCCTATTGCCTATTCTTTCCCTTGCCTGCTTGACATTGTTTCCTGTTGTTGCCTACGATCGGAAGCATGAACAGCACACGCAAGATCCACGGACCAGCAGTCCGGGCCATACGCGAGGCGCTCGGCAAGAAGCACGGCGAGTTCGCGGTGCGGTGCCTCATCTCCCCCGGCTACCTGACCAACATCGAAGCCGGACGGAAACAGCCCTCCCCCGAAGTCGCGGTCGCGATCGCCAAGGAGCTCGGCGTCCCCCTCGACGCCATCGCCTACAGCGTTGAAATGCCGGTCGCGTCATGAGCACCGCGCTCCTGACCACGCGCCAGGTCGCAGACCACCTCGGCGAATCCGAAGTTCACGTCCGTCGACGAATCCGCCGCGGCGAACTCGCCGCGATCAACACCTCGGGAAACCCCAACCGGCCCCGCTACCGCGTCCACCCCGACGCGCTCAAGGCGTGGATCGCAGCCCACGCCGCCTGATCCCCCGGTCGCAGGCCAGCACCCCGACCAGCGACCGGGCACCACAACCACACAGCAAAGCCGGAGCCCCCGGCGACCGGACAAGTCACACCAGGGGCTCACGAACAAGGAGAAGCCTAATGGCAACCACCAGCAGCACCGCACGCACCGCGGCCCGGATCCACTTCCAGCCACCCACCGCCGAAGTCATCCTCGACGCCGACACACAGCTGGTCGGCCTCGAACTCAAGTACGTCCTACCCTCCCTGCTGCGCGACTTCGCCAAGCACCTCGCCAAGTCCGACCTGCTCCGCCACGAATGGGCACAGATCGTCGCCAGCCCGGGCAGCGCCGAAGCCGGCTACCACCTGGGCCGCATCACCCACCACATGGCGATCGCCGGCGACACCCTCATCGTCCTCGACACCGCCCAAGCCGACCTGCTCGCCTCCGAACTCGACGCCGCGAGCGTGGCGCGGGAACACTGCCCCCGCTGCAACACCCTCATCGACAACACCCTCGGCCCCGACCTGTGCGCCGGATGCGAGGACTACCGATGAACACCACCACCGCAGCGCAGGCCGCACGCATCACCCGTGCCCTCGACCCCATCCGCGCCAAGCACCGCCACGCCGTCGACCCCGCAGAACCGTCCGTCGGGATCATGCACGACCACCACTACTGCGCAGCCGACGACCAAGACTGGCCCTGCGACACCGCCCGCACCATCGCCGTCATCGACAACGCCCTCACCATCAGCGGGGTGGCGTCGTGAGCATCATCGACGGCCGCGTCCTCCTCCTGGCCGCCACCCTCGCGTGCATCGCCTGGATCGCCCGGGTACTCATCCGCGACCACCACGCCGCCACGCAGCACGAGCAGCACATGACCGCCGACGAGGCGCCGGTGTGCGTCCTCGCAGCCATCCACGACGCACCCCTGGGCGCATGGCTCGCCCACGTCAACGGCGCCTGCGAATGCCGCGATGACCTCGACCACGAACTGTCGCTACTGCTCGACCAGGAGCAGCGCCCGTACGACCACGAAAAGGAAGGCATCTGATGACCAGTCCCCGCCACGCAGAAGCCACCGCCAAGGGTCGCTACTACACCCACCCGCAATCCGGCGAGCAACTGATCTCCGTCACCAACGTCCTGTCCGTCTCCTGCGCCAAGCCGGCCCTGGTCCCATGGGCCGCGAAGATCGCCGCCGAGTGGGCCGTCGAGCACCTGCCCTCGCTGGTGAAAATGTCCCGCACCGACCCCGACCAGGCCACCAAGGACATCAAGGCCCAAGTCACCGTCGCCCGCGACAAAGCCGCCGACCTCGGCTCCGCCGTACACGCCGCCGCCGAACGCCACGCCCTCGGACAGCCACCGATCGATGACGAGTACGCCGAGCAGGTCAAGCCGTTCCTGAGCCAATACCTGAGATTCCTGGACGAGTTCGGTATCGACCTCGGCGAGCACATCGAAGCCACCGAAATGACCGTCGCCAACCCGGCACTCGGCTACGCCGGCACCCTCGACCTACTCCTATGGCTGCCCGTCACCGTCGACCTCGAAGTATCCGCCAAAGAGGCCAAGCGCACCGGCGCCGCCACCGTCAAGGTCAAGCGCCTCCCTGACGGTGAGCGTGCCCTGTGGCTCGTCGACATCAAGACCAGCAGCACCCGCGCCGCGACCAGCGTCTACGGCGAGTACGCGCTGCAGCTGGCGGGCTTGAGGTTCGCCACCGAAATGTGGCTGCCGGACGACACCGTCCGCAAGTTCACCGCACCCATCGTCGGATGCGCCGTGCTCAACCTGCGCCCCCGCACCTACGAACTCATCCCGCTACCGGCGTGGACCGACGAGCGCAACGCGTTCGCGGCCTGCCTCACCCACGCCAAGTGGGCGCACGGCATCGGGCACTCCATCAACGGCGGCGACGCACGCCCCATCACCCCAGCCGGCGCGATCAAGCCGAAGCGGACCCGCAAAACCACCACCACCAAGACCAGCACGAAGGCGGCCTGACATGCCCATCAAGACCATCCAGCAACGCCACGCCGAACTCGGCCGCATCCGCCTCGGCGAGAAGAAGACCAGCGCCAACGGCAAGACATTCCCGTCCAAGCTCGACCGGTTCCGCTTCACCTCCCCCAGCAAGCGGCACGTCGAAGCCCTCGCCGAGCTCTACGGCGGCACGCCCAAGCCGTGGGACAACAACGGCCGCAAAGAGTTCGAGGTCATCACCGACGCCACCACCATTCCCGTCGTGGTCGTCCGCGGCGGCCTGTCGCAGTGGCTCGAAACCTGGACCGGCGGCGGATGCGTCCACCGGTGCGACGGCGAAGTGAACGTGCTCACCGGAGAAATGTGCGACCCGGGCGACCGCAACCACACCGAGGCCAAACCCACCACCCGCCTGTCCGTGATGCTTCCGCAACTGGAAGCGATCGGCGTGTGGCGCATGGAGTCCCACGGCTGGAACGCCGCCGCCGAACTGCCCGGTGTCGCGAACCTTGCGCAGATGGTCGGTGAGCTCGTGCCCGCGAACCTCACCTTGCACGAGCGGGTCGCGATCAAGGACGGCAAAACGTCCCGCTTCGTCGTCCCCGGCCTCGACCTCGAGGTCGGCATGGCCCGCGTGGTGGAACTCGCCAACGCGCACGCCCAGGGCATCGCCGCCCCCGCCGCCACTGGCGCACCGCAGATCGCCGCCCCGTCGATCGACTTCATGGAGGCAGCCCGCGAGGCGACGTCACCGGATGAACTCCGCCAGATCTGGCGCTCCGCGGGCGAACACAACGCACTCACCGACGAACTCAAGTCGCTCATCCAGTCGCGCGTCACCGAGTTCGAGCAGCCGCCGACTGTGGACCGGAGCGCCCAGACGTACACGCCAGCGGACTTCGAGTCGGGTGAAACGCTCGACGAGCACCTCGCCAATAATCCGGGCGACGTCGACGACGCATGGAACAAGCTCGTGACCGCCGCCGGTGAGCAGAACATCGGCACCTCGAACCTGCGCTCCATGCTTGAGCAGGAGTACGCGGCACCCGTCGCGGACCTGACCGCTGAACAGCTGCTCGCCTTCATCCCGAAGGTGGCCGCGTAATGACCTGGCACACCGGCCGCATGGCCTGCTTCGACTTCGAGACCACCGGCGTCGACCCGCACCGTGACCGTGTCGTCACCGCCGCGATCATCGAGGTTGGTGGCGGGCAGCCCACCCGCACCAGTGAGTGGCTCATCAACCCCGGCATCACCATCCCTGACGGTGCCACCGCCGTGCACGGCATCACCACCGAGCACGCCGAAACCAACGGTGTCGACGCCGCCGGCGCAATCCACGAAATCGCCGAGCACCTTCTGCGCCTGTCCGGTGCCGGCGTGCCGATCGTCGGCCATAACGTGTCTTTTGACCTCACGATGCTCATGGCTGAGTGCGTGCGGCACGACCTGCCGTGCGCCGACCAGGTCGCCCGCATCGCGCCCGTCATCGACACGATGGTGCTCGACAAGTGGGTCGACCCATACCGGCCCAAGCAGCCCACCAACCGGCGCAAGGACCCCGCCAAGTGCGGGTCACGCAAGCTCATCGACACCGCCCGCGTGTGGGGCATCACCCTCACCGAAGCCGAAGCGCACGGCGCGACCGCCGACGCGCTCGCCGCCGGTCGCCTCGCATGGTCGCTCGCACAGAACACCGTCGGCCTGCAGATCAGCGCGGCCGACGTGCACGCCATGCAGGTCGGGCTCAAACGCGAGCAGGCTGACAGCTTCGGGGCGTACCTCGTCAAGCAGGGCAAGCCCGACGATGTGGCGAGAGAGTGGCCGATCCAGGAGTTGCCGGACGGGTGGACGCCCGACCAGGTGCCCGCCGTGCGCGAGGACGGTGCCGCATGACCGCCCCGTACTACCAGGACGAATCCGTGACGCTTTACCACGGCGACTGGCGTGAACTCACCGCCGACGACTTCCGGGCAGACCTGATCGTCACCGACCCCCCGTACGGCGAGACATCCCTCTCGTGGGACCGGTGGCCCTCCGGCTGGCCCGCGCTCGCGGCACGCCACGCCGACGCCATGTGGTGCTTCGGGTCCATGCGCATGTTCCTCGAGCAGCGCACCGACTTCGCCGACTGGCGACTCTCGCAGGACGTCGTCTGGGAGAAGCACAACGGGCCGAACGCAGCGAACGATCGGTTCGCCCGCGTCCACGAGCACGCCCTGCACTGGTACCGCGGACCCTGGTCAGACGTCCACCACATCGCACCCACCACCAGCGACGCGACCCCTCGAACCGTCCGCCGGAAGGCCAAGGCTGCCCACTGGCAGGGCGCACGCGGAGCGAGCGTCTACACATCCCAGGACGGCGGGCCGCGCCTGATGCGATCCGTCCTCTACGAGCGGTCCATGCACGGAAGCGCGATCAACGAGACAGAAAAGCCCGTCCCCCTACTCGAGCCGCTCATCGAGTACGGGTGCCCGTCCGGTGGCCTCGTCGTCGACTTCCATGCCGGATCAGCATCGACCCTGGTGGCAGCGCGTCGAATCGGGCGCCGCGCCGTCGGGTTCGAGCTGCGCGAATCCCAATGCGAGCAGGCCGCGCTCCGCCTCGCGCAGGGCGTCCTCGACTTCGGGGAGGGCGCATGACCAGCCACCCAGCCGACTGGCGCTGCTACTCCCGCGGTTGCCGCCAAGACCCCTGCCGCAACGCCTGGCGCATCTACCAAAAAAGGCACCGCCTCGCGATCGAAACCGGCCACAAGCAACTCGGCCACATGGTGCCCACCGCGCCCGTGCGCGCATTCCTGGCCGACTGGAAACGCCAAGGCATCGGCGTCAACGCCATCTCCAAAGCGACCGGCGTCGCCAAATCCACCCTCTACCGGGCCACCACCCAAGACACCATCCGATCCACCACCGCCGACCAGATCATGTCCTTCCGGCCCCGCCTCGACGACCTCGCCGACCGTGTCCGCATCGACGGCACCGGCACCCGCAGACGACTCCAAGCCCTCGGAGCAATCGGGTGGACTTGGGCCGCGATCGGCCGCGAGCTCGGCTGCAGCGGCCAAAACATTCGCGCGATTGTTGAGCAGGTCGAAGCTCGCGAATCCGGGCTCGTCACCGCCGCCACCGCCCGCACCATCCGCGACTTCTACGACCAGGCGTGGCAAGCACCCCCGCCCGCCGACAGCGGCTACCAAGTCGGCGAGCAAGCACGCGCCAGACGCCGCGCACAAGAGCGCGGCTGGCCGCCACCGATGGCATGGGACGACGACACCATCGACGACCCGGGCGTGTACGCCAGCACCAGCGCCACCCGCGCCGACGCACGCGGACGCCCAGCCGAGCACATCGCCGACGACGTCGCTTTCCTGCTCGACACCGACCCGCACATGACCTCCCGCGAAATCGCCCAGCGCCTCAGCTACCGCGACCAATCAGCCGTACAGGTCGCACTCAAACGCGCCGGACGCACCGACCTACTCGAACGCCTCGCCACGAACGCAGCCCACCGGGCCGCATAACCCACCAGGAAGGAAACACCCATGACCGACAACCCAACCCGCGACACCGTGTTCGGGGAGGCCTGCCACGACGGCGAATGCTGCGACTGCTCCGCCGGGTACTGCCCCGCCTGTGAGGTCGACGAACCACAGCAAGAGTTGTTCGAGGTCACTGTCAACGGGGTCGATTACTACACCGACCGCTACCTCGCGATCCGCGCCGACGTGTTCACCAAGCCAATCGCAGGAGTATCCGACGTCAAGCCGAAGCGTCTGGAATGGCCCATCCCAGACACCAAGCCGAAACCGTCCAGGGCGGTCCTCAACGCCGAATACATCGGGCGCTTCCGCGAACTCGGCTGGGACGTGCGCCAGGGCTATGACGTCGGGAACAGGCAGCACGTCTACCGGGGCGACGACCACATCGGGTGGCTGATGGAAATGGCCCCATGGGCGTCGCCGAGCGGGTGTCTTCACGGCAGCGCAATGCGACTGGTAGACGCCGACACCATCGCATTCATCGCCAGGGCGTACGACCCGCTCCCTGTCGGCATGTCCCGCTTCGCGGGAGCGGCGACCGTGCTCAACCTCGCCCGACAACTCGCAGAAGAAGGACTCCTCGGAGCACCCACGCCAACCGCCTGACCCCCCGATTGCCACACCCGGGCGCACCCCCTGCGCAACCCCCGGCCCGGGTGTGGCTCCCAGGAGACCAGGACCACCACCACAGCAAGGACGACTGTGAGCACAGCCCTCGAAGCACCACCACCAGACGACGACTACCAGACCACCCCCGCCGACCACGCCGAACAAGCCATCCTCGGCGCACTGCTCCTGGCCGCACCCACCGACGACGCACCACCGCCCGGCGACTACCGCCACCCCGGCCACGAACTCATCGCCCACACCATCCAAGCGATGCGCGACGACCTCAAACCCGTCGACACCCTCACCGTCGCCGACGCCCTCGGAGCACGCGACCTCCTGCGCCTCGGCGGCCTGCCCTACCTGCACGAACTCATCACCAAGGCCTGCGTCCCAGCCTCCATCACCTACTACCGCGACATCATCACCGAAGCCGCCGGACGCCGACGCCTCGCAACACTCGGCACCCAACTCCAAGCAGCCGCCCACGCCCCCGGCGACCTGCCCCTAGCAGCCCTCCTCCACGACGCCGCAGGAGCCATCGACACCCTCGCCGGAACCACCACCACAGGCGAGGACACCAACACCTGGGCACCCCTCAACCTCGCCGAAATCCTCGCCAGCGACCAACTCGACCTCGGACCACGACCAACCCTGCTCGCACGCAACGACGGCAAACTGCTGCTCTACCCCGCCGCGATCCACTCCATCAGCGGCGAACCAGCCTCCGGCAAAACCTGGGTCGCGATCCTCGCCGCAGCCCAAGAACTCGCCGACAGCAACGACGTCCTCTACATCGACTTCGAAGACCGACCAGAAACGCTCATCAGCCGCCTACGAGGACTCGGCATCGACGACCGACAGATCGCAGAGCACCTGCGCTACATACGCCCACAAGCAGCCCTCGACCCGGCCTCACGCACCCACCTCGACGAAGCCACCCAAGGTGTCACCCTCGCAGTCATCGACGGCATCACCGAAGCCATGACCCTGCACGGCCTGTCCCTCATGGACAACGAAGACGTCGCACGCTGGCTCGCGCTCATCCCCCACCACATCGCCAACCACGGACCCTCCGTCGTCCAAATCGACCACGTCGTCAAGAACTCCGAAGCGCGCGGACGGTACGCCATCGGCGGCCAACACAAACTCGCCGGCATCACCGGCGTCGCCTACAAGCTCGTCACCGTCCGATCCTTCGGACGCGGATCCCACGGCATCGCCAAGCTCGTCATCGACAAAGACCGTCACGGGCACGTCGGACCCAACGGGTCCACCGCCGCCGAAATGCACCTCGACGCCACCAAGGACGGCCTCGAAGGGTGGCTGTGCGAGCCCGAAGAGACGACCTACAGCAGTGGTGGTGAGATGCGCCCGACGCACCTCATGGAGAAGGTCAGCCGCTACCTGGAGCACGTCACCGAGGCGTCCGGCAGGCAGATCACCACGACGATCAAGGGCAAGGACACCTACGTCCGGTTGGCGATCAAGACCCTGCAGGACGAGGGCTACATCACCGCCCGACCGGCCGCCCGTGGAGCACAAAACTACTCGTCAGTAACACCCTTCCGACAGGCCGACCATGACGACGAGTGACCGCGTCCCCGACCGCGTCCCAGCGCGGCCAAATCCGGGCCGCACTGACGAGCGCGTCCCGCGTCCCTTCCCTTCGGGACGCGGACGCGGTCGGCATACCGAACTGCGACCGCGGCCAGTGCGGCCCGACCCCAATCAACCGACCACCCAAACCCGACCCAACGAAGGACAGAGCATGACCCTCCATGGACCCTGCATCATCGGCATCGACCCAAGCCTCACCCGAACCGGAATCGCGATCACCGACACCGACGGCATCGCCGTCACCCACCTGACCAGCAAAGGCAAAGCCGGCGCGACACCCGCCGAGTCCGCCGAGCGCCTCGACCGACTCAGCAACGACCTGTCGAACCTCACAGTCGGCCTCGGTGACGTCGCACTCGCCGTCATCGAAGCTCCGGCCATGGCGCACGCCAACGCCGGCACCAGCCTCATCAACGGCCTGTGGTGGACGTACGTGCGTGCGCTGCACAGCGCGGGCTTCCCGATCGTCTCCGTCGCGCCCACGACCTTGAAGGTGTACGCCACCGGCAAGGGCACCGCAGGCAAGGACGAGGTCCTGCTGCAGGTCGCTCGCCGCTACCCGATGGTCACGATCGAGTCGAACGACCAGGCCGACGCCGTGGTGCTCGCTGCGATGGGCTGGCACCTCGTGACCGGGAATCCGTGGGTTGACCTTCCGGCGTCGCACACGCGGGCGCTGGCGAAGCTAGAGCCAGACGTTCCGTCCGTGGTGTCGCGTGCGGGGGTCTCGTGATGAGCGACTTTTGGGAGGACGACGGGACCGCGTGTACGCCGTGCCGGGACTGCCCTGGGTGCCACGCCGTGAAGCCCGCACGGGCACCAGGGGCGGGCGTGGAGTCCCCGGACGCCTCCGAGGCCGTCAGATCGCCGCACAGCAAGCCACAGACCCTGCCCAGCCCGTTCGCCCGGGCGCACATCGAAGGAGAACCAGCATGAGCACTATCGACCTCGACGCACAGACCGCCAACGCTGGCGCACGCGCATTCGGCACTCGCGTCATCCACTGCCCCGACTGCGGCCATGGGATCGACCCGCACGGGTCTGACCCGGGCGGCCCGTGCGGGGTGGGTGGCTGCCCGTGCCTCATGGTCGAGCTGTGACCGGGCGTGGTCGCGCCATCGAGGCGCGCTACCCCGGCACCTGCCCCGACTGCGAAGAACGCTGGGCCGAAGGTGACCTCATCCGCTCCGAAGGACCAGCGTTCACGCGTGGAGCCATCTGGCTACACGACGTTTGCCCCAACCAGCCCGACCCGCTCTACGCGGGAAGCCCCGTCTGCCAGACGTGTTGGCTCACCCACCCGGAAGGAGCATGTGACCGTGACTGATCTGACACCCGAGATGCTGGACGGCATAGAGGCGCGGGCGAAGGAGGCCAACGACATGGAGGGTGGCGCGTGGCCGGACACGGCAGAGAAGGTGGACGCGACGTTCTGTGTCTCCTACCCGCCCGATGCCGCCCACATCGCCGGTCTCGACCCCGGCACCGTGCTGGCCCTGGTCGCTGCGGCCCGTGAGCTGGAGTCCGTCACCGATGAGTACGACCACGCCATCACCAAGCAGGGCCGCTTGCTCACGGGGGTAGCGAACGCACTCAACGGGCAGCCACCCGAGTTGACGACGTGGGGACATCACGACCTTCCCGAACTAGCCGAGGAGGCCGTCAACGAACGAGACACGCTGCGGGCCACCGTGGCGCGGGTCGAGGCGATGCACGTTGAGGTGCCCCCGCGTGGCTCGCGTCGCTTCACCTATTGCATCGAGTGCGGCGAGGACTTCCCCTGCTGCACCGTCAAGGCGCTGCGGGGTGAGGACCAGTGACCCCGGACCCGGCACAGGTCGCCGCGCAGATAACCGAACTCTCGTGGGACGACGGGAACGCCACTGGGCTGGATGGCTGGATCGGCCCAGGACGGGGCGCGGGAGACGTCGATTATGAGGCCGAGCGAGCGCGGGCACGCTCGGAAGCCAAGGTCACCGAGGTCGTGCGGGCCGTGCTCGAAGCGGCGTGGGACGCGGGCCTGCGGCACGGGTGCTCCGACACCTGGAACTACGAGGACGACAACCCCTACGCGGCCGACCGCATCGAGAAGGAGCAGGCATGACCGACCAGCCCACCACAGCCGCCGACATGATCCGCGAGCTCACCCACCCCTACGTCGTCCACCACCAAGGGCACTACCTGCGCACCGTCCTCGCGCCCGTCCCCACGACCCTGCCCGACCTGGACCGGCACGGGTGGACACGCGTCACCATGTGGCACCGCAACCCCGCCACCAAACACCCCGCCCTGCTCGACCAGTTGGCGACCGCCACCACCGGCGGGACCGCGCTCGGCGACTCCGACGCCGGCACCCGGTTCGGGTCGAAGCCCGCCGCGCACTTGGAGGCGTTGCGGCTGCTGAGCCGCATCGAGCGCCAGTCGGTCACGCTCGCCACCGAACTCGGGGCCAACCCGGCCTTGCCGTTGCGGGAGCGCCTCGGCGGCATCGCCGGGAAGCTTGGCATCAACCCTCACCCGGTCGTCCGCTCGTGGTGGGTGTCGGCGCGGATCGTGACCCATTGGGACGCGCCCGCGTACCGGCCCCAGGGTGCGCCCTGCCCGAACTGCTGGGAAACCGGCAGCCTGCGGATCCGGTTCGATGACGAGCTCGCGGTCTGCGCCGAGTGCGGTGCGTCATGGGACCGCACCGGGGAACCGGATCACGGCTCCCTGGACATGCTGGGCCAACACGTGGCGTGGTGCACCGACCACGAGGTCACCAAAGCCCGCCACTGGACCTTGGACGACGTCGGCGAGCTCGCCGAGTGCGTGGAGTGTCTGACGTTCCGGGACGCGTACACCGAGTGGCGTATGGCTCGCCACGCCACAGAATCCCAGGGTGTTGCATAACCGCACGTTCGGGCGCATACTGTGCGTGGCGATTCGTGCACCCCAAAAACAGGTGCCCGGTCGCTTTTCTCATGCCCACCGGCCAGGCGCCGGACGGCCGACCCAGGTTCCTTGAGGTGGTGACGTCGCCATGGCCGCACCCCGACCACTCACCGCCATCGAGCAGGACGAACTGCGCCGCCGTCACGCTGACGGGCAGTCGCTGCACGCGATCGCCCAGGAGATGGGCCGTAGCAAGCGCACCATCAGTGAGTACGCCAAGAAGATCGGGCTGTCGTGGGACCGGTCCCGCACCGCGGCCGCCACGAAAGCTCGCGTGGCTGACGCGAAGGATCGTCGAGCACGGCTCGCGCTTGACCTGCTCGATGACGTCGAACAGTTACGGGCGCAACTGTGGGCGCCCGCGTCGTACGTTGACCACGGCGGGAAAGACTTCACCCGGGTCGACTGGACGCTGGACCGGCCCGTGTTCGCCGACCAACTGAAGATCATGCAAGCCGTCAACATCGGCGTCGAGAAGCATTTGCGCATCACGAACCATGACGCGGGCGGGTCCGAAGCGGTCCGGTCGCTGCTGACCGGCCTCGCCGACCAACTCGGCCTGACCAACCCCGACCAATGACGGGGCCGAGCCTGTCGGTCAAGCAGCTCGCGTCGGTGCGGGAAGCGACCGGCCGCGTGAACCTGTGGCACGGCGCGATCCGCTCCGGGAAGACGATCGGGTCGCTGCTCCGATTCCTGCTCGCTGTCACCCTCGCACCCACCCAGGGTGAGGTCGTCCTCATCGGCCGCACCCGCGACGCGGTGTGGCGCAACGTCATCGCCCCCCTGCAATCCGCTGAACTGTTCGGGGTCGCCGCCGACCACGTGGTCGGGAACCACGGCGCACCCACCGTCACGATCCTCGGCAGGCGCTGCCACGTCCTCGGCGCATCCGACGCGAAGGCCGAGAAGGTCATCCGAGGCATGACCGTCGCCCTCGCCTACGTTGACGAGGTCACGACACTGCCCGAGGAGTTCTTCACGCAGCTGCTCGGCCGCATGTCCGTCCCCGGCGCGCAGCTGTTCGGGACGACCAACCCAGACAACCCGGCGCACTGGTTGCGCCGCAAGTTCCTCAACCGGCTCACCCAACTGCCCGACTGGCGGGTGTGGCATTTCGTCCTCGACGACAACCCCACCCTGACCGCCGCGTATGTCGCGTCGATCAAGTCCGAGTTCACGGGCCTGTGGTACCGGCGGTTCATCCTCGGCGAGTGGGTTGCCGCTGAGGGCGCGATCTACTCGATGTGGGACGACGCCCGGCACGTCACCCCCCACGCCCTCCTGCCCGCCATGGATCGCCTGGTCGGGGTCGGTGTCGACTACGGCACCACGAACGCCACTTCCGCGGTGCTGCTCGGTCAGGACGGCACGGGGCGCCTGTGGCTGGTGGATGAGTACCGGCACGACCCGGCCCTCACGCAGCAACGCCTCACCGACTCCCAACTCAGTGCGCGTGTCCGCGACTGGCTACCCGACGGTGTCCCCTACGTCTGCGTCGACCCCGCCGCCGCGTCCTTCAAAGTGCAACTGCACACCGACGGTGTGCGTGGCGTGACCGATGCTGACAACGATGTTGCCTACGGCATCCGCACCGTCGCATCCCTGCTCGGCGACGGGCACCTGGGCGTGTCCGATCGCTGCACTGGCTTCATCCAGGAAGCCCCCGGGTACTCCTGGGATCCGAAAGCCACCGAGAAGGGGCAAGACAAGCCGCTCAAGGTCGCCGACCACTCCCTGGACGCCGCGAGGTACGCGATCGCCACCACGGAGGCGATGTGGCGCCAGAGACTCCCGTCACCGGCTGCGGCATGACCCCCGACCCTTGGACGTGCCCCACCTGTGGGCGCACCTACCCCGTCCCATCTCTCGCGCGTGACTGCGCGAACCGCCACGCGAAGGAGTGACCGAACCGTGCCGCTCCCCGCATCGAACACTGCGTGGCCGCCTACCCCTCTCGCTGCGATCACCCCGAAGCTCATCGAGTGGGATGCGTGGTGGTCCGGTGACCCGGCCAAGCTCGTCAAGGCATACCAGGGCAGCGCCGCGGGTGCGCGCCCGCTGGATCGTCCGTCACAGTGGCGTGGCGGCGTCGTCGGCGCGATGGCTCGCATGTGGTGGGGGAAACCGACCACGGATCTGACCGTCGCAGCGCAGCGCCGCATCCACGTCCCGATCGCAGGCGACCTGTGCCAAGCCAGCGCGGACCTGCTGTTTGCGGACGCCCCGATCATCGAAGCCACCCACAAACCCACCCAGGAGCGCATCGCGCGCTACTTGGACGCGGGCCTGATCGACCAGTTGGCCGAGGCCGCCGAGATTGGTGCCGCGCTCGGGTCGTCCTGGCTGCGTGTCGCGTGGGACCCGGGACTGTCCGACTTGCCGATCCTGTCCCCCGTTGACACTGACGCCGTGTGGCCCGAATACCGGCACGGCATCCTCACCGCGGTCACGTTCTGGTGGGTTGTGCGCCGCACCGACAACCGGGTGTGGCGTCACCTCGAGCGGCACGAGCTCGACCCGTCCGGTGACGGTGTGATCTTGCACGGCCTGTACGAAGGCGACACGACCAGCCTCGGCCACCCCGTCCCGCTCACCGACATCCCCGCCCTCGCCGGGTTGGCTGCCTCCTTGGAGGCGGACGGGCAAACGATCCACACCCGCTCCCCCGGCCTGGCCGTGGTGCACGTCCCAAACCAGCGACCGTCCCGGGTGTGGCGTGATGACCCGATCGGCCGGCACATGGGCCGCTCCGACCTTGAGGGCGTCGAACCTTTGATGGACGCGCTCGATGAGGCGTGGTCGTCGTGGATGCGTGACCTCGCGAACGGCAAGGGGCGCATCATCGCCGCCGAGTCCGTGCTCGACGACAACGGCCCCGGCGCTGGTGTGTCGTTCGATGCTGAACGGAACGTGTTCACACCCATCCGAACCCTCGTCGGACGCGACGCCAACTCCCTGCCCATCGAGGTGGTGCAGTTCGCGATCCGCGTCCAGGAGCACAAGGACACCTGCGCTGAACTCGTCACCCAAATCTTGCGCTCCGCCGGCTACAGCGCGCAGACGTTCGGTGACGGTGGCGTGGTGTCCATGACGGCCACCGAGGTCGACGCCCGTGAAGGCCGGTCGCTGCTGACCCGTGACCGGAAGGTGCGGGCGTGGGGTCCGGGTGTGCTGCGTGCGGTGCGGAAGATGCTCGCCGTCGACCAAGCCCTCCTCGGCGCCGGGCAACTGCAGCCCGAGACCGTGTCGGTGACGTTCCCTGACGCCGTTCAAGAGACCCCGCTCGACCTGGCACAGACCGCGTCCGCGTGGCGCACCGCTGAGGCCGCATCCGACGCCACGATCGTCGCCTACATTCACCCCGACTGGTCCGCTGAGCAGATCGAGGCCGAAGTGGCTTTGATCCAGGCGCAGCGCACCGCCGGCGTCCTGCCCGACCCCGCCGCGACCGACTCGGCCGAGAACCCCATCGGGTCCATGACCCCCGACGAGCTCGCCGTGATGGTCCAGAAGATCTACCTCGGTGTCGGGAAGGTGATCCGGGTCGATGAGGCCCGCGACATGCTGAATGCGGCTGGCGCGAACCTGACAGGTCCACCGCCTGAGCCGGAACCTGAGCCGTCCGGTCGGTTCTAGACTGTCGTCTCATGCCCACGAATCCGGGTGACGGCGAGCAGTTCGCGGCGCGTGTCGCGCGGATGGTCGACGCCACCGAGGAACAACTCCTGCGCCTCATTGCGCAACTCCTGGCCGATGGTGCGGACGAAACCGATTGGGCTGCAACACGTTTGCGGGACGTGCAACGCCTGTTGTGGGCGGCGCAACGCTCCGGCAAAGAGCTCGACAAGGTGCTCCGGCAAGCCGTCCTCGACGCGATCCTCGACTCGATCAACGTGGGCACCATGACCGCGATCACCGACCTGCCCGCGCAGGCCCCGGTCATCACCGGGGCAGCCGTGCCCACCTCCGAAGCGCTCGCCGCCGCCACCCAAGCCCAGATCAGCCAAGCCATTGGCCGGATGCCGTCGCTGCTGCAGCGCGTGTATGAGGAAGCCGTGCACGCTGGCGCATCCACCGTGCTGGACGGCCGCCGCACTCGCCTGCAAGCCGCACAGTCCGTCCTCGACCGGCTCCTTGGGCAGGGCATCCGCGGCTACCGTGACAGCGCGGGCCGGTCGTGGTCGCTCGACACCTACGTTGAAATGAGCGTCCGCACCGTGACGGGGCAGGCCGCCACCCAAGCCCACCTCGACCAGCTACAGCACGCGGGCCGCGACCTCGTCATCGTGTCCGACGCACCGCGCGAGTGTCCGGCGTGCCGACCCTGGGAAGGCAAAGTCCTGTCCATCAGTGGTCGTGTCGGTGCGGTGATCGAGACCGATCGCACGACCGGGCGCACCACCACCGTTGTCGTGGCCGGCAGCGTTGCTGACGCGAAAGCGGCCGGGTTGCAACATCCGAACTGTCGCCATTCCCTGTCGTCTTATGTGCCGGGTGCCACGCGATCCCCCAGGTCGTCTCACAATCCGGACGGGTACGAGCACACGCAGCGGCAACGAGCGATGGAGCGCAAGATCCGCGAGTGGAAACGCCGCGAAGCGTTGGCGCTCACCCCGGAGGCGCAGGCGCTCGCGCGGGGCAAGGTCCGGTCGTGGCAGGGCCAACTACGCGCCCACGTCGCCCAGCACGACTTGAAGCGACTCCGCTACCGCGAGCAGGCGTCACCGCTCGCCCACTAAGCACCCACCAACCTTCCAGCCCTCGGCCAGATGCCGAGGGTTTCACCACCCCCTCGAACCGGGCCCGGCGTCCGGCGATTGGAGCACCCAGCATGTCCGAGCAGACCACCACCGCGCCCGCAACCGACCCGGCCGCACAGCAGCCCGCGGCGCCGACGCCTTCCCCGGCCGACGTCGCACCCAAGCAGCCGGAACAGCAGCCCGCGCAGCAGCAGACCACCACCGAGGGCCGCGTGGAGGACCTGCCCGACTGGGCGCAGAAGATGATCCGCGACGCGCGCGGCGAAGCAGCCAAGGACCGCACCAACGCCAAGCAGGCCGCCGCCGACGAAGCCCGAACCGAGTACGCCCAAGCGATCGGCAAAGCCCTCGGACTCATCACCGACGACACCGCCGAACAGGTCGACCCCGCCAAACTCACCGCCGACCTCACCGCCGCCCAGCAGCAGCAACGTGACGCAGCCGTCGAGCTCGCGATCTACAAGGCCGCCACCGCCACCGGAGCCGACCCCGCCAAACTCACCGACTCCCGCGCGTTCATGGCGTCCATCCCGCACGACCTCGACCCCACAGACACGACAGCCGTCACCGAACTGGTGAGCGCAGCCGTCGACAAGAACCCCTCACTCCGCACCTTGACGGCCACCGGAGCGAGTAGCGCCAACCACACCGGCGGGTCCGGTGAGGGCGCAATCACCCGCGAGCAGTTCAACGCCATGACCGGCGCCGAACGCAACGAGCTCGCACAGACCAACCGCCCTCTCTACGACCAGCTGACCGGCCGGTCGTAACGCCCGTTCAAGGAGCAACCCATGGCTAAGACCCTCTCCACCGACCTGTACATCCCCGAAGTGTGGGCCGACCTCGCCCAAGACCAGTTCACCGGCAAGGCAATCGTCGGCACCTCCCCCGCCGTCGTCGTCGACGACTCCCTCGCAGGCAAGCCCGGCGAAACCGTCAGCTTCCCCAAGTGGACCCTCATGTCCGACATGGTCGACCTCGACGAGACCGACGTCCTCGTGCCCGAGAAGCTGTCGCAGACCGCCAGCGAAGCCACCATCAAGGAGGCCGGCAAGGCCGCCGAGTGGACCGACAAGGCGAAGCTGACCGGCATCGGGAACGTGCAGGATGAAGCGATCCGCCAGTTCGGTGAGCTCGCCGCACGCAAGGTCGACGCCGACCTCATCAGGGTCGCCTCCGAGACCGTGACCGGCGGGATCACCCGTGCTGACGGTGGCGCAGCGACCGACTCCAAGCCGTTCGCGTTCACCGCAACTGGTGGTCTCACCTGGGGCAACATCGTCGGCGCCGGCGCGCTGTTCGGTGACGACTTCGACCCGACCGCGTTCGCCGGTCTGTACATCCGCTCCGAGCAGATGGCGCAGATGATGACCGACAAGGACTTCATCCAGGCCGCGCAGACCGCCAACGGCAACACCCTCATCAGCAACGGCCTCATCGGCACGAAGGCGGGCCTGTCGATCTTCGTGACGAACCGTCTCGCGACCGGGAAGGCGCTGCTGCTGAAGCGGAACAGCCTCGGCCTGATGTACAAGCGTCGCCCGCTGGTCGAGCAGGACCGGGACATCCTGGCCCGCACGACCGTCGTCGCGACGAACATGCACTACGCCGTCAAGCGCCTGAACGACAGGGGCGTTGTCGACATCACCCTGGCCTGATCGTCATGGGAATGCTCATCGCCCGCCACCGGGACCGCCACGACGCGGCGGCCTCGGTGGACGACGACAAGAAGGCACCGGCCAAGAAGGCTGCCGCGAAGAAGCCGACCAGCAAGGAGGGCACGAAGTGACCGAGTTGCGGTTCTCCCACCCGGACCCCACGCACACCGGGTCGGAGTACATCGGTGTGACCGTGCTGGAGTTCGTGGACGGCACCGCCACCACTGACGTGGCTGTCCCTGCGGGGCGTGTGCGCCAGTTGGAGGCCGCCGGGTACACCGTCACCAGCGACCCCCAGGGCGCACCAGACGGCTTGGACAGCCTGACGGTGGCTGAGCTCAAGGCGCACGCCGACGAGCACGGCATCGACCTGGACGGTGCCACGAAGAAGGCCGACATTGTCGCGGCCATCGAGACCGGCCAGGACTGACCGACGTGCCTTTGGTGTACGCCACCCCGGCCGACCTCGACCAGCATCAGGTCGACCTCGACGACCCCGACGCAACCCTCTACATCAGGGCTGCGTCGGGGCTCGTCCGCCGAGTCACCCGCTCCTGCCGGTACGACGTCACCCCCGCAGGCGCACCCGCCCGCGAGGACGTCGCTGAGGCGTTCCGTGACGCCGTCGTGGCCCAGGTCCTGACCTGGGTGCAACTCGGTGTGAACCCGACCCACGGGACTGCCGGTGTGCAGAACGGTGGGAAGCAGTCACAGTCCCTGCTCGGCGGCAGTGTCACCTACGCGGTGCGCGCCGGCGCAGCCGACGACAAAGCCCGCACCGTCACCGAACTGGTGCCCGCCGCGCTCGACTGCCTGATCGACGTGCCCGGGCTGGTGTGGGCGCAACCAGGCGTGCACTGACCATGGACGGCCTGGCTGACTTCTGGGTGCACGACTGCACCGTGCAACGCCTCCGCGGGACGAGCGGTTACGGCAAACCCGTTTACGAACCGGCCGAGACCGTGGCCGGTTTCGTCAGTGACAAGCGCCGCCAAGTGCGCGATCCCGGCGGCGACACCGTCATCAGCGAAACCACCATCGCACTCCCGGCCAGCGTGCCGATCATCCCCTTGGGGTCACTGGTCACCCTCCCCGCGGTCTTTGGTGGTCGCACAGCGACCGTCCTCGCATCGTCCATTGGCGACACCGGCGGCCTCCTCGCCGACGTCGAGCACGCCGAATACGCAATCACCTGAGCAAGGAGGGCGCGTCGTGCAGAACACCGTCACCCAAGCCATCCAGGCCGCCATCCAAGGGCTGCAGGCTGGCGCACTCGACGGCATGACCGACGCCGTGCAGCACCTCAAAACCAGCGCGCAGGACCTGACCCCCATCGAGGAAGGCACCCTGGAGCGGTCCGCGACCGCGACCACCGCCACCAGCGGTGACCTCATCCAAGGCGCCGTGAGTTTCCACGGCCCGTACGCCGCACGCCAGCACGAAGAACTGTCCTGGCGGCACGACTCCGGCCGGCAAGCCAAGTACCTCGAACAGCCGATGCACACCGAGGCCGACACCATGGGCAGGCTCATCGCAGCCTCCATCCAAAGCAGGCTGCAGTGACGTCCTGGACCGTCGACATCGCCACCGGTGTCGCCGAGCGTCTCGCAGCCGACCAGGTGTGCGAGTGGGACCCCGAAGGTCTCTACCATGGCGACAGCATCGGGTGCTTCGTCGGCCTCATGCCTGACCAACCAGACGACGCGATCGCCGTCACGGTCCTACCCATGGCCCCCGGATCAGCCATCGCCCAAGTCGTCATTCAGGTGCGGGTCCGCACCAACAACCCAGACCCCCGCGACACGCACGCGCTCGCCCAAGACGTCATCGACTGCCTCGACGACCTACGGCACGTCACCATCGGCGAGCACCGTCTCCCCCACGTCTGGCTGCAGTCCATGGGCGACCTCGGCCCCGACCCCGCCGGCCGCCCCGAAGTGGCCCTCAACTTCTACTCCTGGGCCCGGTTCGGGTCCGGACGCTCCGGCGACTAGATCGCCCCCACCATCTGACCCCGCCTGGCGCGGGCGTCTCGTCCCGCCCGGTGCGGGAAACACCCCACCCGCAAAACCTTTGAGAATCAAGGAGATTCATCATGGCACCTGGGCTTCCCGCCGAACTCGCATCGCCCCCCGGCGACCCCACCACCAACTCCAAGTGGCGCGTCGACATCGACACCGCCTACGACGGCACCAACGGCGCCACCGTCACGACCGTGTGGGACCAGCTGCGCGGCATGTCTGACTTCACGCCCGCCCTCGACAACACCATCCAGGACGCATCCGACTACGACACCGGCCTGTGGGGCGCTGACGCCGTCACCGGCCGCAAGTGGAAGGGTGAAGCGACCTGCCTCCGCAAGGAGTACGACGGCGCCGAGGCCGGGTCTGTCGCCTACGACAAGGCGCAGGAGTTCCTGCGTGTCGCAGCTGACGAGGGCCGCCGCGTCCACGTCCGCTGGTACGAGCGGTCTGACGCGTCCGGCGAAGCCTACGAGGGCATCGCGCTGGTGCAGTGGGACCCGCAGGGCGGTGCACCCAACGGTCTGTCGCAGGTGAAGATCACCCTCCTGGGTCAGGGTCCCCGCATCGCCGTCGCAGTCCCCACGACCACGCCGTAAGGGTCTGACCACTGATGCGTGACCTCGCCGAGGTCTTCGACGCAGCCCTGTCCCTCCCGATCCGGGGCACCACCTACCGGGTGGAATCCCCGCTCGCCGGGCCAGGGCTGCGTCTCACCGCACTCGCCACCATCAGCATGGGCCTAGCCGCCGACGCTGACGCTGACCTCCTCGCCGAAGCGCTCGTGCTCGGCCAGGACGACGAACGCAACTTCCTACAACTCGCGCTCGGTGACGCCTACGACCGCATGGTCGCTGACGACCTGCCCTACCAGTGGATCGAGCACGCCGGGATCACCGCGTGGATCCACTGGACCCTCGGCGCCGAATCAGCGGCAACCTTTTGGGAGTCGGGGGGAAAACTCGCGGCGGCCAAGACGCCGCCGACCCCGACAGCCTCGACCAGTACGGGCGCGGCGAGTACGACGAAACGACCGGGCTCTGGGAGTGGTACGACATCCCGGCCCAAGTCCGGCACCAGTGGAACCAAGAAGCGGAAGCGGAAGCGGGCCAAACGGTCACACTGACCGACCTTCTCGCACGCCACTGGACCGCCGTCGAGTGCGACCTGCACGAGCACTACGGGATCGACGTCACCCACCTGCCCGACTACCTCACGTGGCCGACCCTGCGCAAACGCATCTTCGGGTGCGTGAACAGGCCCGGGTCCCGCACCGCCCACTCCATCACCCACACGGCACGGGAAGGACGGTGACCCCGGATGACGCTTGACCTTGGCACCCTCGTCGGCCGCGCCGACTTCGACACCGCACCCGCCATCGGCAGATTGCGCGACCTCGACCAGATCGTTGCCCGGGCCGCGGGCACGTGGGAGCCAGCGCTGCAGCGCGGCGGCACGCAGGCCGGGCAGGCCGGTGGGCAGGCGATCACCGACGGTGTGCGCCGCTCCGGACGCGACTCCGAGAACGCCGTCCGCGACAGCGCCCGCGGGTGGGAGAACGCCACCCGCACCGGCGGCGAGCAAGCCGGAGAAGCTGGTGGGCGCGCACTCGCCCAAGGCGTCGAATCCGCCGCCGACCGTGCCCGTGCCGCGATCGGTGACGCCACCGACTCATGGCAGGCACCCGCGCAGCAGGGTGGGCAGGAGGCTGGTGAGGCGGCCGGGGAAGGCATGTCCAACGGGATCACCGACCGCATCCAGGGCATCAAAGACAAGATCAGCGGCATCCTGTCCGGTGACCTCGGCGGCACCGGCATGGCCGCCGCCGGCGCAGCAGCCGGCGGTCTGTTCATCACCGCACTGTGGGGCGCCCTGGAGCAAGGCAACCTCAAAGCCAAGCTCACCGCGCAACTCGGTCTGACCGGGCCGCAGTCGAAGGCGGCCGGTGAGGCGGCAGGGAAACTGTTCGCGGGCGGGTACGGCGAAGGGCTCGAGGACATCGGTGAGGCGATCACCGCGGTGGTCCGCAACATCGACGGGATGCGCGACGCCAGCAGCGACGCTCTCGCTGACATCGCGGGCAAAGCCTCCACCCTCGCCACCGTTTTCGGTGAGGACCTGACAGCGTCGACCCGTGCCGTGTCACAGATGATCCGCACCGGGCTCGTCAAGGACGCCGGGGAAGCGTTCGACCTGCTCACGACCGGGATGCAGAACGGCGCGAACGCTGCCGAGGACCTCTCAGACACCTACATCGAGTACGGCACGCAGTTTCGGAAGATGGGCCTCGACGGCAAGGACGCCCTCGGGCTCATGTCCCAAGGCCTGCAGGCCGGAGCCCGCGACGCCGACCTCGTCGCCGACGCCGTGAAAGAGTTCTCGATCCGTGCGATCGACGGGTCAGATTCCACCGTGGAGGCGTTCGAGACCATCGGTGTGTCCGCCGATGACATGACCGGCAAGCTCGCCGCCGGTGGCACAGAGGCGCGTTCCGGGCTGCAGCAAATCCTTGAAGGGTTGCGCGGCATCGAGGACCCCGCGATCCGGTCACAGACCGCCATCGCGCTCTTCGGCACCCAGGCTGAGGACCTCGGTGATGCGCTCTACACCCTCGACCTCGACACAGCGGCAGACGGGCTCGGCGACGTCGCGGGCGCCACCGACCGCGCCAACGCCGCGTTCAACAACCAGCCCCAGGCGAAAGTGTCGACCTTCTTTCGGATGGTCAAACAGGAAGGCGTCGAGGCCCTGTCTGGGCTGGTCGACATCGGCAACAAGGCCGCAAACCTCCTTGGTGGACTCGGGTCCGCCGTCGACTCCGCCAAATCCGGTTGGTCCGCACTCCCGGGCCCGGTGAAAGAATCCGCGCTGGCGATCGGTCTCGTGATCGCAGCGAATCGACTCCTCGGCCCACAAATCGCCGGGATTGCGACGCGTGCAGGCGCGCAAGCAGCCGCGACGATGGCAGCCGCCCGCGCAAACTACGCCCTCGCCCGATCCAGTGGGGTCGCTGCCGCGTCACTGTCCATGGTCAAAAGCGCCGGTTCTGGCTTGTCGTCCATTCTCGGCGGGCCATGGGGTGTCGCCGCCGTCGCGGCACTGTCCGCCGCCGCCGCGTTCGACAAGGTCGGTGAATCCCTCACCAGCATTGGCAAGATGGACGCCACCCAAGCCCAAGCCCAAATCCTGGGGCTATCCGAGTCGGGGCAGTCTCTCAAGGACGCCCTCGACTCCACCCCGGAGTCCATGGGCAAAGTGTCGAAGGCAATGTCGTACCTGGTGCTGCCGACCCGGTTGATGAACGGTGGGTTTGAGAACTCGAAGAAAAACGTCGCCGCCTACGACCAGGCCCTTGCGCAGATGGTGCAGTCGGGAAATGGTCAGAAGGCCGCCGACTGGCTGAGGCAGCAGGGCATCAGTGCCGAGCAGGCCGCCGCCCGGTTGCCGCAGTACGCGGCTGCGCTGCGTGACGCGGCGAACAAGACCGCGCTGGCCGGTGACGCGGCGAAGTCCGCGAAGCCGCCCACGGACGCGTACGGGCGCGCACAGCAGGAACTGTCGGTGCGGACCACCGCGGCGAAAAAGGCGCAAGACAACCTCACCAAGGCCATCAACGACACCTCGAACGCTTTCCTGGGTGGGCGGGCGTCGCAGCGTGACTACCAGGCCGCGATCGACGCCATCACCGACTCCATCAAGGAGAACGGCCGGACGCTCGACACCAACACCGAGAAGGGCCGCAACAACGGTGCCACCCTCGACGACCTCGCCTCCAAAACCCTGGGCCTCATCAAGGGCTACCGCGACTCGGGCATGTCCGCCGAAGGCCTCGCACAGAAGATGCCGGGCTTGCGGAAGCAGCTGGTCGACTCCGCGATCCAGATGGGCATGAACGCCAAGGCCGCGCAGGATTACGCCGACGGTGCCCTGGGCAAGATCCCCGACCAAATCAGCACCACCGTCACCGCTGACACCGCGGCCGCGAAGGCCGCCGTGACCGCCCTCGGGTACGACTACGACACGCTCCCCAAGGACGTCCAGTCGAAGATCACGGTCCGGGCAGACGGCACCACCAACGCCAAGGAAGCCCTGGCCTCAGTGGGCTTGGAGGCCCGGAACGTCCCCGGCCAAACGTCCACCGTCGTCAGTGTCCCGAACGCGTTCGCGTCCGCTGCGCTCCTGTCCCAACTCAAGAACGTGGCGTTTGAAGTTGACGGGAAATCCGTCACCGTCACCTCCGCCGCGCCGCAGGCAGCCGCGGTCACCAAAGCCCTGCAGGGCATCCGCGGTGCGCAACTCACCGCCGACGGGAAATCCGTCATCATCCCCACCGGTGCACCCACCGCACCCATGACCCGGCTCCTGCTCGAGAACGTCACCGGCGCCGCCTACGACGCCGACTCCCGGACCGTGTCTGTACCGACCACCGCGCCCGGTGCAGTCAACGCCACCCGCGAAATCGACGGCGTCACGAGCTCGGCGTTCCGGGTGCCCGCGTCCCGCAACACCACCGTGTCAGCGACCGACCACGCCTCCGGCACGCTGCGCGGCATCAAGGGCAACGTCGACGCGATCCCGTCCCGCAAGACCATCACGATCGACCAGTTCTTCCGGCAGTACGGTTCCATGTCCCTCACCGGCCAAGCACGCGCCGACGGTGGCCTCACCCTCCCCGGCGGTGTCCGGGCCATGGCCGACGGTGGCATCCTCGGCCGCCAAGCGATGATCGCCCGCGCTGGCACCAACATCTTGTGGGCTGAGGACGAAACCGGCGGCGAGTCCTACATCCCGCTCGCGGCATCCAAACGTCAGCGATCCATGCAAATCCTCGAAGCGACCGCAGCGCACTTCGGGGCGCGAGTGGTGCCGATGGCTGACGGCGGCACGCACGCCACCACCACGGTGGCTGCCGGTCCGGACCTGGCGCGGTGGGAGCGGGTCGCTGAACGCATCGAGCGGGCCGTCGCCCAAGTGCCCCCGGCAATCGCGACCGGCCTCGACCGCCGCGACGCACGCACCGCCGCGTCCATCCTCACGAAAGGCTGAGCGTGCTGCACCCCGACCTCCTCAACCCCGGTGACACCACCCGGTGCCGCATCGTGACCGCCCCCGACGAGGCCGCGACCGTCCTCGTCGACCTCAACGACAAAAGGGCGGTCGCGCTCGACCGCGGCCGGGCCCTCACCCTCGGCGCACCCAGGCTGCTACCCGGCGCCGGCACCAGCATCGACGCCGAGCCGCGCGTGGTGAAGCTGCCCTTGAAGATCTACGGGGACCAAGGCCGCGCCGAAGCAACCATTGTCGCGATCGCACGGGAACTGCTGTCGACGCAGGCCCGGTACATCCTGTGGCAGCAGAACCGCACCGCCACACCCATGTGGCTCAAGGTCCGTCCCAGGTCGACCAGTGGTGAGCTTGACCTGTCGATGGTGCCGCTGCCGGGCGACGCGCAGCGTGGCGGTGGGACCTCGAAGTGGAGGCTGAGGCGTTCGCGTACGGTGCCCGCGTCACCGAAACGCTGAACCTCGAATACCGCTTATGGTCGGGTGGACAAGATCGGGACACGTTGTCGGCCAAGCTGGCCGAGGTCAAGGGTGACGCCCCGTCCCGGCTGCGGGTGGAGATCCGCCCGTCGGCCAGCATGGCTGGGTGGTCGCCGTGGGTGAATGTCACTGCGGTTCCGGAGGATTCGTGGTCCGGGCCGACGGTGTGGCAGGCCGAGGCTTTCAACCCTGGCAGCGGGTACGCCCGCCAGGAGATCAGTTTCGGTGGGCCGGACCCGACGGCCGGCAACCCCTACAACGTGCTGCGGACCTTCTCCTCGCAGTCCTTTGGGTACGCCGGTGCTGTCGCGATCACCGGCGCCGCTCCGAGCGTGCCGCCACCGGGCCGGTACACCATGCTCATCCGCCTCATCACGGGCGACACGGTGGCGACCGCCCCGTCTTTCCGATGGGGCATCCAAGCCAACGGCGCCGGCATGTACGGCATGTGGCGCACCTGGGACAAGCCGGCCAAGTCCGGCCAGTTCGCGTCGTGGCTCGCGCTCGACAGCTTCCAACTGCCTGCGGGCGTGAACCCGGTCGGTCTGTCGGCGCAGGAGGGCATGGCCCCGACGCTCGCGCTGTGGCACAAGGGCGACGGCGCATCCGCGACCGTGTACGTCGACAAGATCTTGCTGGTCCCGGCCGAGCTCGCCGAAGGTGTGACGCACAACCTCAACGCGCTCGCGGTCAACGACGGGTACGGCGCGGCCTCGAACTCGGCCCTGCTCATCGACGATGAGGTGCTGCGTGCCGCGATCGTCACCCGCACCACCCCGCGACAGTTCTTTTCCGCACCCCCGCCAAAGCTGAACGGCGGATTCCCTTCTGTCACACCAGGATTGGACAACTGGCTGACGCTCATCCCGAACGTGGGGACGGGTGGCGGTGACGACGCATCCGGCCCTGAGACTTTCGAGGTGGTCGTGTCGTACCACCCGCGCTACCTGCACCTGGCGGCATCGTGAGCCGCGTCAGTGTGCAGCTCCGGCAAGACGGGATGTGGCACCCCGTCGCCCACTCCGGGCTGCGGTTCAAGCGGACCGCGCCGGGTGGGATGACCGAGGCAAGCTTCCAGATCACGTCGCCGGGTCCGATGCGGGACCACCTGCGTACTGACGCACAGGTCCACATCACTTCGACGGCGACGACGGGCGTGCTGTGGACGGGCCGGGTGCAGGCACCCCGCGGTGAGGTCACGTGCGACGGTGACGCCGCGCTACTGGCGACGTCGAACGCTCGCCGCCCGTACATCGTGCAAGACCTGTCGGTGTGGGAGCGGGACGATCGGCACCCGTCGCTGCAGGCCGCGACCACGACCGTGACCACCGTGGACGTCAACCCCCCGTACCCCGCGCTGGTGCTGCAGTTCCCGGAGGGCACGAAGATCGCACCATCGGGCGCCAGCCGGATCAGGATGCGCACCTACGCCTACGACGGCACCGGCTACCAAGTCGGTGCCTTCCGGGCCAAGCACGCCGAAGCGGTCGACTCCGACCGGTGGCAAACCTATGGGGTCATGGGACTCGACAATGGGCAGGTGTCGGGCCGTCTGTGGCAAGCCCCGATGAGCGACGACCCCGGCGACGGCACCTGGTCCCGCGGCACCTCATCGGCGTTCGCGCAACCGTCGACCCTCTGCACCATCGGTTACGAGACCTCGCAATGGCTGGACTACTCCACCGCGGACGATCGCCGGTGGGCCGCTTTCCCGCACCTGACCACCGCCGCGCAACTACGGCGCCGTGACGGGTCCGACGTCAACCCGATGCCGCAAAGGGTGACGCTCACCGCGCACGAAATCATCGAGGACCTGCTGGGGCGTGACCTGCTCGGGGTCGTGTCCCCCGCCGACGTCGACACCGTCGTCAACGAAGGCGCACAAGACCACTTGGACAGCCTCTACTACGCAGATCTTGTGCCGCCCGTCACGATCCTGAATGACTTGGTGGCGCACACCCTGGGTGACTACTACTACGCGATCTGGCCTGGGACGTCCGGTGATGGTCGCCCCGGCCTGTGGTGGATGCCGTGGCCCACACAACCGAGGTGGCAACTCCCACCGGGGCGCACCGACGTCAAGGTCACCGGCTCCGACGAGGGCCTGTGCAACCGGGTGAGGTGCATCTACATGGACCAGTACGGCCGCAAACGCGAGGTCGTCGTCACCGGGACACCCGTCGAGTACCCCGACCTTGCCGACCTCGGTTACTGGGATGAGGGCACCGGGTGGCGCCGGATCGTGGAAGCCAAACCCGTCGACCTCGGTGACAAGCGCACGTCAACAGCGGCCGCGACACAGTACGCGAAGGCATGGCTGCGGCAGTGCGCCACCCGCCCCCGCGCTGGCACCGCAGTCGTGGGCGTCGGTGACTGCATGGACCTTTTCACCGGGCAGGTCGCCGCACCCGAAGAAATCATGCCGGGATACCTGGCGTGGAGCCCCGAGCTTGGTGAGTCGCTGCGTGTGACCGCGACCGAGTACGACGACGACACCCAGACCTGCACTTTGCAACTGGACCAACCCCGATCAACGGTCGATCAGTTGATCGCCCGAGCACTCAGGAGGAACCGCTGATGGCCGGATGGGACGACCTGGTGCTGCGTGCGCAGCCGTGGGTGGCGACGGTAGACGCTGCCGGGACTGAGGGCCGGTCGTGGCGGTGGGAGGTGTACGGCGTCACCGACTCTGCAGGGTCCCCGCTGGACTTCACGGGGCGACCGTTCACCTGCAAGATCCTCGACAAGATCGACGGCGCCCTTGTGGTGTCGCTGTGGGAGTTCACCGGCCGCCCCGGTGGCTTCACTCTCTCGTGCAACAAAGAGCAAAACGCCGGCACGGCAGGCTCTGCAAAGCGCGGGTCGGACTACCGCCGCTGCCGGTGGGAGCTCGCGATCACCCTGCCTGACACCCGAATCGTGCAGTTCTGGACGGGCGAGTTCCGGATCTACCAGGAAGGCAAGGGTGCCTGATGCGTTTCAATCTCGCCGATGACCACCCCACCATCAGCCTCGGCATGGACCGTGGACGGGTCGAACTCGACATCTTCCACGGCAAGGTTGGCCCGCCGGGTAAGCCTGGACCGGCTGGGCCTGGTGTCGCGGCCGAACTGGCCCGCCTGGGCGGGCGTCGCGCCATGACGTTCGCACACGCGATGCTGGCGAAAGACAACTCCGTCGGCGTCCTCTTCCTGGGTGACTCCAAGGTCGAGGGCACCGGGCTGACGCAGGTCGCCCAGCGGTGGCAAAACCAATTCATGGGCACGCTCCGCACCGTCTTCCCGGTGGCTGGCGGTGACACCGGCTACGGATACTGGCCCGCCGACTATCTGACTTTCTACGACCTCGACAAGCAACCGACGCACAGCGCGGGCGTGGTCCCGCTCGGGTACGACGGCGGGCTGGGAAACCGGTCGGTGCACGTCCCCGTGAATGCCTACGTGGAGTGGCAGGGCGTGGTCACCGGTACGTCGGTGCGCGTCTACTACACCCGCGGCTCGGTATACGGCACGATGGAGGTGCTGGTCGATGGCACCGTAGCTACGACGGTCAACACCGCCGGCGCCGATGCTGCGGGCCGCTTCGTCGACGTCGCGGTGACCGCCGGGACGCACACGATCCGGGTGCGGTGCTCCGCAACCAACGCGATCCGCCCCGAGGGCCTGTACGTGCAGACATCGGCCACCGGCTGGCACCACTACGACGGCTCCCACTCCGGCTACATGACCACCGACTACGTGCAGAACGGGACCACCGGACCGCAAGCGACGCGCCATTGGGAGTCGGTCGCCGCGCTGCCCCGCCCGGTCGGGCTGGCCGTCATCGGCCTGGGCGCCAACGACATGTCCTCGCTGTCTGCGGACCAGTTTGGGGCGAACGCCGCGGCGCTGGTCGCCCGGATCGAGGCGACGTGCCCCCGCGCCGGGATCGTGTTCCTGATGGGTGCCATGCGCGTGGAGGACGCCCGCTCAGCCGGGGCAGGTGACTACCCCGGCAAGCTGATCGAGTTCGAGGAAGCGCTGCGTGCTGCGATCGGCGACAACCCGAGAGTCACGATCCTGCAGGAGTCGGCACTGTGGACCCCGCTCAACGCAACCCCGGCGAACCCGGCGAGCCCGGTCGAGCAAGACCCGACCGGTTTCCTCGCTGACTCCGTGCACCCGTCCATTTTCGGGCACCAGCAGATCGCCGCGTATCTGCGGGCTCGGACGACGTGAGCCGCCGAGATGAATCTGGGGCTGACGCCATGGCCGTGACTCGCACCCGGTGGCGCCGCACCCGCGCCGCACTCACCCGACATCACGTCCCCGAAGTGCTGGCCTGGATGCTCTGCATCGGGTCAAGCTTGCTCGGGTTGGTGTTCATCCTGGACCGCGCCGACATCGCCGCCGTGCCCTCCTGGGAACCCGCGTTCGACGTGGCCGGACCAACCGCCTGGGGCGTCCTTCTGATCGTCCCCTCCGTCGCCACCATGCTCTCCCTCGCCGCAGGCAGACGCGACGTGTGGTGGCCAATGGTCGCCCTTACCGCCTGGTACACCGCATGGTCAGTCGCCGGCGTGTGGGCCGTACAAAACCCCCGCACCATCGCCACCGGCATCATCGCCTACGGGATGCTCCTGGCACTGTCCGCGATCCTCACCCTGTCCTACATGACGGAGGGCCGCACATGAGCACACCGCCCACCCGGCCCGTCACGATCACCTCACCCGGCCACGCAGTCGGCATCACGATGATCCTGACTCAGACCGCGATCGCCGTGCAGCTCCTCCTCGGCACCACCACCACCACCGCGCTCATCAAAGCGCTCGGGAGCGCCGCCGGGTCACTGCTGCCCGCGCTCATGCTGTGCGCGTCCCTGGTCGCGCTCTCCGCGGCCGTCGCGGTCAGCCGTGCACGGAACGCCGCCACGATCGGGACATGGCTCGCAGCGGAAGCGCTCGCGAAAGCGGTCCTCGGCGCTATCAGCATCGCCTACGCCGCCTCACTCACCCTCACCTACGGGTGGTCCAGCGGGTCCATCACCCAAACCTATGCATGGGCGCTCGGCCTTGGCTTCTGTGCACGCGCCGTGCAGGTCTGGCGCGACCGACTCCATCTGCGTCGCGCCGCAGCAGAGGATCTGCCCGCCACACCTCCCCCGCTGGGAGAACCTGCTACCACGAGGGGCTGAACCAATGCGCGAGGCCATCCTCACAGCACTCATCAGCCCCCTGGTCCTACTCGTCGCCGGTTTCATCCTTACCGAAATCCTCGGCCCCCGCCTCAAAGAGAAAGACGGTCACGCGATCTCGGCCGCCCCGCCGGTGGTGGGTCAGACCGTCGATTGGGCCGACCGCGCCTACCAAGACCTGTCGGACCTGCTGGACCGTGAGCGCGGCGAGCACGCCGCCTGCCACACCGTGATGCGGGGCGCGTCCCTACCGATCCCCCACGACTAG